CTTTCGCCTTGCCGGCGCAGCGGGCGAGCCATTCCTTGACCTTGTGCGACCCGAGCGGCTTCGGCCAGACGCCCGATCCTGCGCAGTGATGGCACTTCTTCCCGAGAACCGGGGCTTCTTCCATCCTCCGCGCGCCCAGCCCGTCGCATACCGGGCACACAGGGTTCAGCCAGTGGTACAGCGCGGGACTCAGGAGGTCCACATCCACGCTTCGTTGCGTCGCCCATTCGGCCATGATGGACAGGGCAGGAAGCCAGCCTCGCATCGCGTGCGCCCGGTGCCGCATGGCTACCGAGTAACCCACCAGCATCTCCGTCCGCGCGCGCTTGACGTCCACCTTGCCCTTGCGCTTGGGCAGTTCGTCGGCCCGCGCCAGGATCTCGGCTTCCGTTGCCTTGCGCGGCTTGTCGGCAGCGTCCCATTCAGCCCGCAGGTGAATCAGAGCCGCTCCCATGCGGTTGCCGATCAGGCCGGCGGCGATCAGGTGCGTCGCGTCGCAGGTTGCGTCCGGGTTCAGGCGCAGGTCGGAGCTGTTCGTGGCTCCGATGTACCTTTCGTCAAGCCCAGGACGATCGTTCGTGTCTACCAACATGTCCCCTTACTCCTTCGGTTCGTTGTCAATCCATTGCGCAAGCGTGCGCGGCCAAGTGCCAGCGACCTCCACGGCCCGGCGCGTTTCCCGGCCAAGCTCCAGTTCCTCGACGCGGCGCTGCTCCTTGGGCATCCGGCCGCCTCCGGCGTGACCACCGAGCAGTGAATGGCACGCGTCGCACCCGGGCCAACCCTCGCGGCAATCCGTCTTGATCGCGCCGCCCTTGCCTTCGTCTCGATGGCAGAACTGCGGCCGGCAAGCACGCCCGCATCGCATGCAGTAGCCCAGCGCGCGCACGGCCGCCATGTAGCCTGCGTGCTGCAGAGGCCGCGTCTTCTGGACTGCGAGGCCGGTCGTGCCTCCTGCATACGTGCCACGGCGCAGCGACTTGAGCCTCGGGCGCGCCGCGGGCTTCGGCTCACGCTCGATGTCCGCGCCCTCGTACCGGCGCTGGCGCAGCGGGGTCTTGCGCTTCAGGGGGGCCCCGCGCTTCATGCCGCCGCCTTCATGCGCTCGAAGTAGAAGACCACCGGGCCGGCGTTTTCGACGACCATCCCGAATCGAAGCGCGTGACGATAGGTGGAGTGGTTGTTGCGCATCACCTCGATCGCGCGTTCCATGCCCCGCCGGAAGGATTCCAGGTCCTCGCCGCCCTTACGAATGTTGCACGGCACGCAGGCCGGCATCATGTTGCCGATGTGATCGCGCTCGGGGTACCACGCCTCGCCCGTGGTGCGCATCGTGATCGGCTTGCCAGGTGTGCGGACAAACTCCAGCTTGCGCATGACAGGCTCCACATGGTCTGCGTGCCACTTTTCGCCAAGCTCGTGCCCGCAGTAGGCGCAACGTCCGCCGAACATGCCCTTCAGCGACTCGCGCTGTTTCTTCGTCAGCTTCATTGCGGCTCCCACTGAATGCGGACGCCCCACTCCTTGCCGCGCTCCTGCGCGTAGGCGTAGCGGACGATCTCGCGCTTGCGGTCGTCCACCCCGAGCCAGTGGGCGATCTGGTCGCGGACCGCCTTCATGGAGCCAGCGAGGTTGTCGTCATCCAGACCGTTGCTCGGGCCGATGCGCGTGAGCGTGACCACCAGCGGCAGCGCCGGCCGCGTCATGCGCGAGAGCACCCACGCCACTGCGTCGCGCTCGGCCTTCACGCGGCGAATGCGCGCGCGCCAGTGCTCGCGGACGTTCATGCCGGGGACGGTGCGGATCGGGACGAGCAGGGTCATGCCGTCCGCTCCACGCCCCACCGGCCGTTCGCCACCTTCACGATATTGAAGGACCGATTCGCCTCGCCAGCGTATGTCTTCACCATCGCGCGAACCTCAGTGAGAAACGACTCCGGGAATTCAGCACTGTCCTGCACATCGAACTTGCCTAGCCACGCATGGAACTCCACACGGCGACGCGTCTTCTCGTCCATCAGCGGCGTCTTCTTGCGGATCTCGGGAAAGCCGCTCATCTCAAGCTGCGGAGTCGTCACCATGGCGGATGCAGCCTTCACCAAGTCCGGCACCTCTGGCGGAACAAACTCGTCGAGCACGACGTTCTTGTTGGTGCCCAGCATCCAGACGACTTCCATGTCGCTGTTGCGGCCCTTTTTCAGAACGCCGCGCGCGCACGCGATCTGAAGCACCGTATCCACGCCGCCGCCGAACGTGTCGAACTTCACCGCGATGTCTCCTCGCGTGAGCTCCTCATCGGGGTTGTCCATCAGGAACTTGACCACTCGCCAAGGCACGGAGCCAGGCTTAGGACGGTACTCAAGCTCTTCGCTCATGCCTTGCTCCGATAGAAATCGACAACGTGCACCTGACGCGCCATGACGGTTCGCTGTCCGAGAACTTGATCGCCCTGCTGATGCTTCGGCGGCGCGATCTCTCCCTCTTCCCACATGACGAACGCCTGGACTGCCGGCGCAGTCACATCCGGAATGGCGGACCTGTTGATCTCCCAGAAGTGGCTCACTGCCGATCCTCCAGAGCCGGAAACGTGACGCCGAAGGTTGTCGCCGCATGGGCACGCACCTGTTCGCAGTACGTCCGCATCGCGCGCTCCGACAGCTTCGTGGTGGACTTGAGCGCACGCTTGACGCTCGGACGCTTCTTCCCCGGCTCCTTCACCTTCGTTAACTCGTAGCCGAGGAACATCTTGCGGTAGTAGTCGTGCCAGCCCTCAGCGGTGGCTCCGATGCCGTCGATCTGCGCTTGTTCGCTGATCGGGCGCAGGACATAACCCCAATACTCCCGGTTGCGCTGGATGCTTCGCGCTTCCTCGAGGTGGCACAGGCGAACGGCGATCTGCTTGCCAGCCTTCCACTGCTCATGGCACCACGGGCGCACCACGCGGGAGAAGTTTGCTCCGGCCTGCTCCGCATCGAGCCATGCGACGTTCAGCTCGCTCATTCCTCACCCTCTCCCGTAGCCCAATCGACCAGCTCCATCAGCCAGAAGCCGATGAAGACAACGACACCAGCCACAGAACACACCGCGGCAACAGTGCCGAGTGCAGCGAGGAACGCGATGACGGGATCGGGGATGTCAGGCATGCTTCACCTCCCGCGGCGCGACCATCTTCGCGGGCAAGTAGCGCGAAGAATGAGGCAACCCGAGGCATCCGACTGTGCCTCTGCGCCCATCCCTTGCAGGACCAGCGTGCGCCTTGAGCGATTCCGTTCGTTCTGTCGAGCGCCCGTTTCGTGGGCCAAACGCTGCTACGTCGTTTAGCGTTGCTCGTTTTCTGCGGTCCCCGGAACAAGGCCGCCGCGCCGGGTTGCCAGTTAAGCGCGAGTTCCCGTTTCTGCCGCTGCGCCACGTCCGGGTAAACGTCGCAGGTCTTTGTTGGTCAGCCGATGCAAGCCATGTGCTGTCACGCTTTCGCGCGCCCAACGCAACATCATTGCGGCTTTGAGAAATAAATGGCCAGTATTTCATGCTGCGCTACTCCGGCTGTCGTTGCTTGCGCCGAGCCCAGCCCACGGATTGGTCCCGTACTCCTTCCACGAGTCGTGGCGAATGATCCTGGCCGCCGTCTGCAGCGAAATGCCGTAGGCATGCGCCGCATCGGTCGGTCGCAAGCCGGAAGACCGAATCTCGCGCACGCGGTCCATGGTCAGATCCGACTGCCGTCGTGCAACCTCGGCCAGCTTTGCCGACCGAACCACGTTCACCGAAAGCTTTTCCCCGCTGCGCTTTTGGAGCTGCCTGCGCGTCCACGCGACCACGTGGTCTTCCGCCATGCATAGCGGGTTGCCGCATGTGGCGGTCGCCACTTTGCAGCGAACGTCCCCGCCCATTGCCTTCAGGAGCGTGCGGCGCACTGGAGCCGTGCCTCCGGTCCAAGGATCGCGCGCGGTAGCTACGCCAGATTTCGCCACAGCGCCGTCCCAGATCACGCAGTCACGGTCCTCGTGACAGCGGCTCCAGATCCACTCCTTGATCTGCTCGCGGGTCATTTCCTTTGTGGCTTTAGCGGTGGGCTTGGGGCTGTACTCGTTCATCTGTGGCTCTCCTTTTTGCGATTTCCTTCTCCATGCGCTCGCCGAGTCCGGCTAGATCCTCCGGTTCGTTCTTCTCGTACCAACGTGCAGCGTGTAAGGCGTAGGCTGAGTCGCTCTGCTGGAGCAACCGCAGGCAGTAAGCCCACATGGACTTCCTCCGCGCTTTGACCGAGTAAGTCACCGGACCAGGTCCTGCGCGCCAAGCGAGATTTCCTGCAACGTGAACCCCGCGCGGCGCAGCTCTTGGGCCTCGTCGTTGCTCACCCACGCTGCGGCATCGCGCACGCCGTCGATGGTGTAGGCCCGACCAGCAACCATGTCAGGCAGAAGCGGAAGGTCTTTGTCGTGCTTCACTTCGACAATGAGGTAGGTGGTCTTCATGTCGATTCCTTGCGCGCCTGAAGGCGGTAAGACGGCCAATCAAAAGGAATCCATCGGGACGTTTCGGTCAGCCGGTCATAGGCCCGTTCTCCGAGGAATTGCTTGAGGCCGGCGCGGTCTTGGTTTGTGAGCAGGATGGACGGCTGCATTTCGCGATAGCGGCCGTCCAAGACATCGAACAGGATCGTCTGTTCGCCATCGGTTCCGTATTGCACGCCGATCTCGTCCACGACCAGCAGCGGCACACTGCGCAACGTATGCAGCACTTCGGATTCGCTTCGCTCGGAGTCCTTGCGCCACGTGCCGCGAATCGAGCGGATGATTCCCATGCAGGTCACGTACAACCCGACGCGCTTTGGCAACAGGCCCTGCAGGATTGCTCCCGCGATATGACTCTTACCGGTTCCGGGCATTCCGGAAAAAATCAAACCCTCGCCGCGTTTGGCATGCTGCGAGAAGTTCTCCAGGTAGTCGCGCGCCACCGTGAGCGCGTACTTTTGGGGCTCGTTGTCCGCGTGGAAATTGTCCAGAGTCTTGCCAATGAAGCGCGCCGGAATGGCGACCTGTTCCAGCTTCGCCTCCAAGTCCGCCTTAGTCAGTTCCGCGGCTCGACGCTCCCGTTCCGCGCACTCCTCGGCCTCGCGGTCGGCAGTGCATCCTGGGCAGCGCGTCCAAACCTCGCGGCGTGTCAGCTTCTTGCCTTTCGACAGGTAGGCGCCGTGCTTTTCGCAGTACAGCTCCTTTTCGCCCAGGTCTTCGAAGGTGAGCGCGTTGGCCAGTGCCGCCGCGTCAACCATCTCGTTCAGTTTTTCAATGGAACGATCCATCGTCGGACACTCCTTCGCGGTAGTTCAGGTTGGAAAAGCCGGCATGCTTGCCGGGCTTGCCGTGCCCCTTCGGCGGCAGTGCGGCGGCGAGCCATTCGAGCGGCTGCAGCACGCGGGCTTTGGCGCATTCGCGCAGCGAGTCGATCAGGGCGTCGTCGCCGTGCTCCTTGCGCAGTCCGCCAAGGAAGGAACGCGCCTGCTTTTCCGGCGTGCCAGCGTTGACCAGCATGGACAACCCGTACCCGAAGATGATCTCGCCCGGGTCGGTGAGCTTCGGCGGCTTGCCGCCCGTACCGTTAGGTACGGAACTATCTAATCCCTTCTCTTCTCTTTCCTTCTCTTCTCTTCTCTTGGATTCAGTCACAGGGTCTGTGACAGACGCCAATTCCTTCTGTGACTGACTCAGTGACAGACCCTGTTTCAGCTTCCTGATTTCCTCTGTGAGAGTTTCCTTCTGCAGGCTGTCACTGGCATCCTTCAGCCGCTTCTCCAGTGCTGCGATGCGAGCCTTGAGCGTCTTTTCGCGTTGGGCGGCCTTGGCATCGAGCGCTGTCCTGATGCCTTCGGCGACGACGGGGTGATAGAGGCGCCCGTCCGAACACTTCACCCATCCGCGCAGCGCTCCGGCTCTGACTTTCTTCCAGGTCTTCATGTCGCGCGCCAGTTCGGCGAGACGGCAAAGCTCTATGTCGTCGTCCGGCAGACTGCCGGCAGGAACTTGATCCCACGACTTGAGCCACAGGGTCACGCCTGCCCGCCATTCGGCATCGGTTGCGCGCGCATGGAATGACGAGCCGAACAGCCGTGCCCTAAAGATCGGCGTGTGCGGGAAGTCCTGCAGCACGCATCCAGGAGGGGTCATCGGCTTGGGGAGATCGCTCACTACTAGTCCCTTGTTACCCGCGCGCGACCTGGCCCGCCGACCGCCCGCGCATCAACGCCTCCATGCGAAGCCGCGCGGCATCGGCTGCGGCCCGATCGGTGAAGTCGCCAGACTCGCCATAGGCGCGCATGTGCTCCTCGATCTCACGGCCGGCGTTGACGATGGCGGCCTCGCGCTGGCAGTCGGATATGGACGAGTCGCCTTCGTCCGACGCGGATTCATCCTTCGGGATGACGCGCTGCAGAGCCTCGCTCGTGGCATCCTGAGGAGCCGATTGATGGGCGCTGCTTGCCGCCCTTTCGGGCGAGGTGATGGGGTGGGAGTGCATGGGGTTACGCCTCCGCGGGTTCGGCGAATAGGTCCGCTGACGCTTCGCGCGTCGCCGCGTCAAGGTTTTTGACGGCCTGGTCGAAGTAGCTCTTTTTCAACTCCACGCCGACGAACTTGCGGCCTAACTCCAAGGCGACGAATCCCTCGGAGCCGATGCCCATGAAGGGCGAAAGCACCACGTCGCCCGGGTTCGTCCAGAGCTGCACGCCGCGGCGAATCACCTCCAGCTGCAGCGGGCAGATGTGGCGCTCGTCGTCGTGCTCGCGGGCGCTGCGGAACTGCAGGGTGTCGGACGGGTTGATGTCCATCCAGACCGGGCTCGCCATCTTCTGCCACAGGTCCACCGGATAGTCGTCATGCGTCACGCGCTGGGCCTGCTCGCCCGGGGTTCGCATCGTCACGAGGTAGTCGGGAATGCCCTGGCGGCACATCGCTGCGTTCTCGCGCACGGACTTGTGCAGAAGGCCCAGCGCCTTGGTGCGCTGCATGGCGGTCACTGGGTCTTTCCAGATCGTGACCTTGGAATGGAAGATGAACCCGTGACGCTGGAATGCGCGGATCAGATCGCCGGGGAAGTCTTTCAGGCCGATGTACCCGTCGCGCTCTTTGCTGGCCGGCATGTCCATGCAGTGAAAGGACACATCGCGGCCAGGCATCATCACCCGGCGCAGTTCAACAATGAGGTAGTCGAAGTGCTGGAAGAACTCCTCTTGCGTGCGGCAGTTGCCCATGTCGCGCGGGCTGTTGCTGTACGTGTAGAGGCTCGCGAACGGCGGCGAAAAGATGCTGTAGCCGATGCTTGCGCCCGGGATGCCTTTGAGCGCTTCCACGCAATCGCCGTGGATCGCGGTGTAGCGGTCGGCCGTCACTTGATCGATGCAGTTCATCAGGCGGCTTTCAGGAAGGGCGGCACGGCCACCGTCTTGCGCGCGTCGTGCACGTTGGTGGAGCGGGCCGAGCCGGTGACTTCGGCCATCACGGCGTCGCGCGTTTCGGCGCTCAGGCTCTCGGCCATCTGCGCCGCCTCACGTTCCTTGCGCTTGAGGTTGGCGACGACTGCACCTTCGGCCTCGCTGGAAAAGATGTGCACGTGCACGTCACGCCGCTGGCCGAAGCGCCAGCAGCGGCGCACGGCTTGGTAGTACGCCTCGTAGGAGTCGGTGACGCCGACGAACGCCATGCGCGCGGAGTGCTGCCAGTTCAAACCCCATCCACAGATGGATGGCTTGCTCACCAGCACGCGGGCCTCGCCTCGGGCGAATGCCTGCAGGCGCGCTTCCTTGGCGTCCACTTCATCGGAGCCGGCGATCTGCACGGCACCATCGATGGCCCTCGTCAACGCTTCGCCTTCGGCGTTCAGGTCGCACCACACCACCCACGGCTCGCCCCCCTCGGCGTTGACGCGCTTGGCGCATTCGCGCACCCGGTCTTCCATGGACATGCGACGAGCTTCGCGGCGCTCGCTCAGGGTCTGCGCTTCCATAGCGAACAACATGCCGTCCGTGGGCATATCGACTTCCACCTGATGCTCGTGCAGGTGCAGCGGCGGCAGGGCGTAGGCGGCGTCATCGAAGCCCAGGTCCGAAGGACGGCGGATCAACGCGCCCCACGTGCAGACCCACTGCCAGAACGCTTGCCTGGCATGCCCCTTGAGGCGCCAGACGCCGGTGTCGCCGCCGTCGTGCGTGAAAAACTCGGCCAGCATTTCCTGCCGGCTGCAGATGCCAAGGAATTCCGCGTGCGTGCCCAGCTCAGTCCAGTCGTTCGGGGCCGGCGTCGCCGTGGCTGGCAGCTTGAACGGCGTATCCCGGAATGCGGCAGTCAACGTGGAGAACGTCCGCGCGTCGTGGTGCTTGATGATGCTCGACTCGTCCAGCACGACGCCGCCGAAGATGGGCGGGTCGAACTTATGGAGCCGTTCGTAATTGGTGATGTTGACGCCTCGGTCGTTCACATCCGACGCCTCGCGGCACACCGCCACATCGATTCCGATTTGCCTGGCCTCGGCCGCAGTCTGTGCGGCAACCGCCAGCGGGGCGAGGATCATGACGGGCATCCCGGTGTGCTTGTTGACCGAATCGGCCCAGGCCACTTCCATGCGCGACTTCCCGAGCCCGGTGTCAGCAAAGATGGCAGAGCGCCCGCGCTTCAACGCCCACGCGGTTAGGGCGGCCTGGTGCTCGAACAGGGACGGCGGCAATGCCACCGGCCGGCGAATCCCGGTCGGGATCACGCGCGCCAGCTTCCCGCTGATGTAGCTGGCGTAGTCGCTCATGCCGGGTAGCCGAGTTCGGCGAGCACGCGATCGACGGCGACCGCGTTCTTGCGAGCAGCGAGGCGGCGAAGCGTGTCGCCCATGAACGTGCGCGTACCGTGGTCGATCCAGTCGCGGCGGTGCGCCTCGCGAATCGCCTCGGCGTTGTCTTTGGCGATCGCCATGTCAATCTGCATTCCCTTGTAGCCGAACATCCCCCATGTCTTGTTGGATTCGTAGGGGGGGCATGCCTGCCGCGAGCGGTGTGAGTTGTTCCATGGGGCTCTCCGGTTTGCGTCAGGCAACTGCCCTGACATTTAGGCGCGCAGCGGCGCGCTCCATGCGTTGGACGAGGGTTTCGGCCTTGCCCATCACATCCATGAATTGGCGCTGCAGCTCCGCAGCCTCGTCGCGCGGATCAACCGGCACAGGCGGTGCGTAGCCGAGATCGCCGAGAATGAAGGCGATACCTTCGTGATGCCCTTTGGCTCGCGCCAGACGCAGCACCAGCAAGACCTGCTCCGGCGAAAGCTTCGCGGGCCGGTCTTCGTTCAGGCAGTCCAGCAGCATCCGCTGCGCTGCGTCGGGCGCCTTCTCTGGCCACAGAAGCGGGCCGACCTGTTTGGAGCCGCCGGCCGCCTTCACGCAGTCGATGAGCGCATCATTGAGCGACTCGTAGGCCATCACGCACCTCTCCGAAGGCTTACGAAAAGTTCGCAAGCGTTCGCAAAGCTTTTTTTGGGCGAACGAAAGAACATGCGTGCATGACCACGCAGCTCCTTCGCGCAGGCACCCTTTTGGACGATGCCCAAGGCACCGCAGCGGGGCAGGATGGAGTGATGCATGGATCAGGCCCTCGCCTTCTTGTTGGACTTCGCCGGACGACGGCCGCTCGCGTAATCGGCAAGCACGCGCCAGATGGCGACGCACAGGTCGCGCACGATCAGGAAGGGCATCGCGAAGCCCTCAGCGAACCCAGCGAGGAAGTGGTGAAAGGCCATTTACGCGGCCCTAGCCTTTTCGTCGGCTTCCGGCAAACGCCGCTCTCCACGATCTACGGCGGCGAAGTAGTCGAGGAGCGGCTGAATGGTCCCGATGCGAGGGTTCTCGCGGCTGCCGTACACGAACTTGCGGATGAAGCTCGCTCGTACCCGGTCCTCGTGATCCAGAGGAATCCCAGCCAGCACGGACGCCTCGTCGGCAATGGCTTCAAACCGCGCGGCTCCGGCGTCACGTAGTCGCCGCTTCAGGTATTCGGTGATGGATTCGATCTGCTCCATGGGCTTTCGTTCCGAAAACGGTATGAGTATGCCATACCGATTACGGAATGCAAGGGCGGACGATGAACGGGTGGACGAAGAAGGCGAAGACGCCATCGGCGCAGCCGACGAGACCGGCAATCCCGTACTTGCGGCCAACATGAAGCGCTGGATGAAAGACTCCGGCTTGACCAGCGTGGGCAAGCTGCGCGCGGCCATGCTCGCTGCGGGCTACCACATTGGCACCCAGACGATCCACCGGGCCATCAAGGGCCAAGTCGGCAACCGTCTGGAGTCGCTACAGAAGATCGCGGCCTTCTTCCATGTGGATGTGGACCAACTCCTGCAGCCGCAAGGAATCGAGCCCTTGGCGTGGCCCTTCTCCGTTGAGCTGCATCAGGAGATTTCCAAGCTGCCACCTCCCGACCTTCAGCACATGGAAAGGTCCATGTGGGGCTTCCTGCGCAAGTCAGCGCCGCCCGAACTGCACTACGAAGACGAGGCGTTGCGAGTCATCGGTGACCTGACCGGGATGCGCGCCGGAGGTGTCACCGGCCACCAGTCTGAGCACAAATCCTCGAAATGAAACTAAAGGTTTGTTGTATGACACACAAATTGCAACCTTTGGGAGTTGGCAGCTCATCCCTAGGTCGTCAGACTGTTTCTTCACGGAAGAAGGTCGGGGATGAATGTAGTCAGCTTGACGGCGTACAGATGCCGGGAAACGGTGTCTGTGCTGCGTTACGTCCTGTCGATGGCGTTGCGCGGGGAAATCACTGGGATGGCGCTGTGTTTCCGCTATCGGGGGCACGATCAGTTCGCGGTGACGGGCGACTTCAAGAAGAACAGGACCGAGGGACTGGGCGTGCTGGCGCGCGCGGGCTGGAAGGTGAATCTGTCGCTAGACGCTCAGGAGTCCAGCTTCGGGCCGCACTAACGGTCGGCGGCATCCTGGCGGTTGCTGCGATAGCCTTCGACGCCGACGGAGCCAGCTTCGACTGTGCCAAGGCCAGATCCACGGCCGAAAAGTTGATCTGCGCGGACCCCGAGCTGTCCCGCAGAGACGAAGAACTGTTCTCCTACTACGCCAAGGCCAAGGCGACGGCCGCGGACCCGATGGCGTTCAAGAAGGAGGCCGAGAGCGCATGGCGCGAGCGGGAAAGCACCTGCCGCGACAAGGCGTGTCTGTCTACCTGGTACTCGTCCCGAATCGCCCACTACCAAGCGCTGCTCACCCCGGCTACCGTCGCCCAGCCAGCCACTCCTGCGGCAGAGAACGCCGCGAAGCTGGCTATGCTGGACCGCCAGATTGAAGCTACCCGCCAGTGCGTCGAATCGGCCCAAAACGTGATCAACACGGAGCAGGAAATCGGCGCCGCCTCCGGGTACGTGAGCAAGCCTGCTCTCTACGAAGCTGGCCAGCGGCTTGTGATGTGCCGGCACTCCATGGAGTCGCTGCAGGAGCAAAAAAACGCTCTACTTGGCAAGCCGCCAAAGAGCCGCGGCCAATCCGGCGCGGCGCAAGCGTTCTCCTTATGCATCGATGGCGAATCCCACAAAGCGCAGTACACGTCATTTGATGGCGGCCATTCCGCCCTCCTCATGCTGGGGGCCTGCGAGACGTCATGGAAGGCATTCGTCGCGGAATGTGTCGCCCGAGGCGACACGGAGCAAACGTGCAACCTTACGAGCGCCATCGCAGCTCAGATCGCCCTGAAGAAGCTGGGTAAGTAGCAGCCTGTCCCCTCCCCCACAAGCCCGCCGAGTGCGGGCTTTTTTGCGTCCTGACCATCTCCCGCCTAGGCGCCGTCCGTCGCCTGCCTCGACTTTTTTTGCCACCCCATACCGATTACGGTTGCTTTTCGTACCGTTATCGGTACACTGCCTCCCACTCGCTCCCCAAACACAGAGCGAATGAAGGAGAGACAGCAACCATGAGCGAAGCCAGCGCAACGCGCATCCAGATCAAGAGCATCTACGGCCGCGTGCTGTATGAGTGCGATGTCCCGGAGCATGTCGAAAGCGGAATGGCTCTTCGCCATGCGCTGGAGGCGGCTGTCAGCAGTGGCGCGTACCTGAGTGGCGCGTACCT